TGTTCAATCCTAGTTTAGAATTACAAACCACTGACAACTATGTGGATTGGACCAGTCTTACTGTGGTTGATCTGACCAATGTGGTATTCAGCAGTCGTTCTATTCCGGTGGGAGTTGAAAGTGAAATAGATATTGCCACATTAACATTTAGCACCCCTATCTATATAAGTCCTCCCACAAAAGTTAAAAAACTAGGAGTAATTACAAAAATAATTACCAGTATTTTTAATGAAACTACAGGCACTATAGATTTAAGTATGAGCATGCCTGAATTGAAAGCATATTCTGAAAACGCAACTGATACTATCAGAGCCGACATAGACACCACGGCAGATGGTACTAGAAGCACAAGTACATCGGTGAGAGCAGATGCTGATGCAGTGATAGGTACTACTGCCAGTGACTATAATATTTTAGTGCTTAATAATACTGTGCAAATTATTCATCAAGGTCAGATAGGCACAACGAATTGGAGGAAAGTACTGGATGCATACCCAGGTCCATATCAGGCTGGAATAAGCAGAATAGTTTTAGAAAGAGCAGGTACTGATGCTACCATATCTGGCACTTTTGCAATTAATACACTAAACGAAAATCAGTTGATAGTCACTTGGGACGCAGAAACATTTCCTACAAATACTTTGATAAATGGAGTGACCAATAGAGGCACAGTGGATCTGATTGTAGATCCTATCAAATATAATCCAACTGATGACAAAGTAACTGGCTTAAGATTAATAATACTTAACGATATCAACCCAAGTGAGAATGTGGGTCAATCTTATGGTAATACTCCATACAATCAAACATATGACGGTCCAGACGCTTGGAAAAATAGTGATGGATCCGATTTTGTAGCATCCAGCAATGATATAGTAGAATGGAATGGCACTTCATGGAACGTGTTATTCGATGCCAGTGCCAATGAGACAGATGATTCAACTGATGTGACACACTACGTTACCAATCTAAATACCGGAGTGCAGTACAAATGGACCGGCAGTGAATGGCTATTGAGCATTGAAGGTGAATATCGAAAAGGAACCTGGGACCTAAGATTATAGCATAATTACAGCTATGAATGTCCGTAAAATAATTGGTATAGGAGCTCTTTTCTATGCCATGCACACACAAAGGTTTTTATTTTTACACCGCACCCAAAGTAAAATATCTAATGTTTGGGGTCTCGTGGGAGGAAAAAATATAGATTCTGAAACTCCGTGGGAATCACTCAGTAGGGAAATTGGCGAAGAAATTGGGCCAATAAAAATTATCAAAACTATTCCGCTTGAGACATTTGTGAGTAACGATGAAAATTTTCTATATCATACATATTTGTGTGTGGTAAAAGATGAATTTCTTCCTGTGCTGAATGAAGAACACGACGGTTATGCATGGGTTCAGTTTGGTAAATGGCCAAAACCTCTGCATCAAGGATTACGCAATACTCTCACCAACAAAACCAATCAAATGAAATTAGAAACTGTATTTAAAATGTTGAAATTTTTATGATAAAAATATTAGGTGATGTGATGTTGGATAGATGGATCAAAGGCACAGCCACACGCATGAGTCCGGAAGCACCCATTCCAATCATTTTAAAACAGGATGAAAATTTAAATGCTGGCGGAGCTGCCAATGTTGCTGTGAATCTAGCACGTCTTAAAATAAAGGTAGATATCTGGGGTGCTATGTCTGATGACATAGAAGGATTTACGTTATTGAATTTGTTAGCGTATGAAGGCATGTCTATTAACATTAAAAGAGATGCTGATTACACCACCGAAAAAACAAGGATAATAGGTCAAGGTGGACATCATGTGGTTAGATTAGATCGTGAAAAATTTTATACAGGCAATGTTGATGATGAATTTGTGGAAACATTGGAAAGAGATGACATTGTTGTGATCAGTGATTATGCTAAAGGAGTTATTAAAATTGATACTGTGTCAAAAATTTTGTCAAAAACACACAACATATTTGTAGATCCTAAACAAAGTCCTCTGTTTTATACTGGAGCGTTCTTGGTCAAACCAAACATGAAAGAATATATGATATGGAATGGTGATTTCGAAGTTGCAAGTGCGATAAAATTCATGCGCAAATATGACTGGACTTGGTTGATAATTACAGAAGGATCAAAAGGTGTGCATATCTTACACACAGATGGACATTATCACCATCACAAAGAACCCAGCAAAGAAGTTGCTGATGTATCAGGAGCAGGCGATGCTTTTCTAGCTGTGTTAATTTATGGAATAAACAAAGGATACTCTGTAAAACAAAGCTGTGAGCTTGCCTGTTATGCTGCAGCTAGGAATGTTGAAAAACAAGGAGTAGTACCAGTAAGTCCACAGGACATTGACAGAGGAGTAGTTTGGACCAATGGAGTATTTGATATCATACACACAGGACATCTTGAGCTACTAAAATTTGCTAAAAGCCAAGGAAAAAAACTAATAGTTGGAATCAATGATGACGACAGTGTAAAAAGATTGAAAGGTGCGGACAGACCAATTAACAAATGCGAAGTTAGAAAAAAACAATTGGAAATATTGAGCTGGGTAGATTCTGTAGTGGTGTTTTCTGAGGATACTCCAAAAAACATCTTGGAAAAAATACGTCCAGATGTAATAGTTAAAGGTGGAGATTACACTGTAGAAACAACAGTGGGAAATGATTTAGCCAAGGTGATAATTTTTCCAAAATTAGAAGGCTACAGCACTTCTAATATCATTAACAAACTAGTGAAATGAATATTTTATTAACTGGATACAAGGGTTTTATTGGTCAAAACTTACTGAAACATTTGCAATCACTGCTGCATAATGTGCAAGGGTTTGAATATCAACCAGGCATACTACCCAATCTAAGAGACATACATCAAGTGATACATTTGGGAGCTATTTCTAGCACCATTGAAAAAGATGTTGATAAAATTATTTCACAAAATTTTGAATTCAGTATGAGACTACTTTCATTGTGCAACAGTCTTAGAATAAATTTTCAATATGCCAGTTCAGCCAGTGTGTATGGCAACACAACAAATTTTAGAGAAAATGCAGCAAAAAGTCCCAATTCTCCTTACAGTTGGAGCAAATACATGTTTGATCGATATGTGGAATCTGTTCCATACAGTCAATACAAAATAAAAATACAGGGATTCAGATACTTTAATGTATATGGACCTCATGAGGAACACAAATCAGAACAGGCGTCTCCTATTACAAAATTTTCTATGCAAGCCAAAACTCAAAAAAAAATAATTATTTTTGAGAACAGTGAAAATTATAAAAGAGATTTTGTTTGCGTGCATGATGTGTGCAAGGTTCATGAATTGATGTTGCACAAACAAACTAGTGGCATTTTTAATGTTGGTACTGGCATTGCAACCAGCTTCAAAGAAGTGGCTGAATTAATAGCACAAAAGCATAAAGTTCCAATAGATATTGTTCCAATGCCAAAAATGTTGACTCATCAATATCAAACCTATACTTGCTCTAATAACGAACTTTTAAATAAGCATATACAAATACGTTTTCAAACTGTTAAGGAATACATAGACAATGAAAAATAGATTAGAAGGTAAAATAACCAAAGGTTGGGGTTATGAAATTATATGGGCCACCAATGATCAATATTGTGGAAAAATATTAGTGTTTGAAAAAATTGGCTCGAAATGCTCATTGCATTTTCACAAAGCTAAAGATGAGACTTGGTTTGTCAACAATGGCAAGTTTATAGTACGATGGATAGATACTAAAGATGCTAAACTTTATCAAAAAGAACTTACTGAGGGACAGACTTGGCACAATCCTCCACTTCAACCACATCAATTAGAAGCTTTAATGGACAATAGTTCAATAACTGAAGTGAGCACAGCTGACAGTATTGAAGATAATTATAGGATAATTCCTGGAGACACTCAAAAGAATGTTACGCCTGAGCTTCACCCCAACGTAAAATAACAGAACCTTGCACTGCTGCTCCTGTGGTCTTGTACACATTTATGGCCAGCACGTCTGGACCGTTAGGAAATGCTCCTCTACCACCAATTGCAGTGGTAGTCAATTCTTTTAGATTGGATAAGTTCAGTGAATTCAAACTGCCGGGCTGACACAAAAATGAAAATACTTGTTCTCCTGGTACAGCATGTTGTTCAGGACCAAATTGGAAAGTAACAGTGGCACCTGCCGACACAGATGTGGTCAAGGTTTGAGTAAATGTGGCTCTTATCACGGTGGTAGTACTTAGAACGCGACTTGCCACTGCACTCACTGCTGTACCTGCTGGAAATTGAGTGAAAGCTGCTGCTATTCGAGATCCTACTGTGGCAGTGGAATTATTCCAAGTGGCCAGTGTGAAAAATATGAAGTTTCCTGTGTATGTAGAACCTGTGCCAGCTGCTTGTACAGTTGTGCTTATGTTGGTCGCCGCAGCTGATGTGGCATTGGCCGCTGCACTCATTATAACTCTAGTGTACACAACACTTGCTACTGTGGCGTAGCTAGGCGTGATGGATGTGATGGTCTGATTGCCTGTTACAATAGATGCAACAGAGATTCTGTCACCCACTGCTATTTTGATATTTGTGTTGTCTGTGTTTGTAACCAAAAAATCTGTTCTTCCAGACAAGAAAGCTCTATTATAGTTGAGTGAAATACTGTTTTGTATGGTCACACTGACGTTTGCGGCAACAGCACTCTGTGCGTTGGGAACCGCACTCATGGTTATTCTTGTGTAAATTGTACCCAGATAAGCTCTAGTGATGTTAGAAATAGTTTGACCGCCTGTGACGAAAGTAGCGACTGAAATTCTATCTCCTATGCGTAAAGGAGTTGCAGTTAAGCCGTCATACTGAGAGTTAGTTATAAAAAAATCGTTGGTGCTAGTCAAGAAAGCTCTAGTACGTCCTGCAATCACTGCAGAAACATCACCAATTGCTGTCACTGTTTGGCTGACTGTGCTGAATGCTCTTGCGGTGATAGTGGCTGTCAAGCTGCCTTGTATTGTGGTTGTGGTGGTGAATGCACCTGAGCCCCAGTCTACAGATCCTCCCAATGCTATCTGTGCAAAACTAGGCTGTCCGCCTGCAGCCGCAGTGTTCAGTGCAGTCCATGTGATTGAAGCTGGATTAGTTGGATAATTTTTTGGATTTAAGACGCCTTCTATCACAACTGAACCTGATCCTGTATCTGTGGTCACCGCCACTTCATTCAATAACAATTGAGCTCTATTTAATAGATCTCTTTCTCCTAAGTCCCCCGCGATTGCATTGGACACAGACGGTGCTAATCTGATTAAAAAAGATGTTTGTTTGGTAGTAGAGATGCTCAACGCAGTAGTGGCATAGTTGAACAGATATCCTCTATCTTCATCAAATCTACCATCTGTCAATAGCGCCGAACCCCAATGGCTTATTGTAGGAGTTGCTGTGCAGCTTATCAAAACTACTCCTGCTCCAACACTGTGAGCAGACGCACTAGCAGCAGTGAACAATCTGTTGGTTCCTGCTGTGAAAGCACTGTATGTAGAAGCTCTTGTGCAACTGGTCAAAGTATTGCCTGATTTTCCACCATATGTAATCAATTCATTATCTATATAAACTGTGCCATTAGTTGGAAATCTGCTGGCATCTGTCAAAGATATTGTGTTTTGAGCAGCAGTCATTGCAGCTGATAATTTATTTACTGCGCTTCTATTTTCTACTTCATATCGCACAGGTAAATTTGCAGTACGCATGTAAGCTTCTGTGTTGACGTTTGAATTTCTCAATTTATGACAGAAAACAAATCTTCCATCAGCTCCTCTCATCATCCATTCTACAAAACCTGCCGCGTACCATGAGTATTGCATACCTAACATCTGCATGCGCCAAGGTACAAGGTCATAACCGCTTGGACCATTTCCATCAAGTGTATCAATGTTCCAATCATATTGTGGCATATATAATTCTTCAGTGATACAGATTCTAGCTCCGGTAACATTTGAGAAACCACGCCAGTCAGGTGCAATGTTCATTGATGTTTGTGAATTTATTAAAGTAACAATATGACTCATGCCTCTAATCACTATTTTATCACCTACTTTTAATTGATCTTGGAACCTTGTGCCTGTGCCTGTGACTAAATTACTGTCAACGTTTAGAGCGCATGATCCAGCCAATTGATTGGTGCTGGTTCTTCGTACCACTGCCATTTCTTGTCCGTCATATTGATAAAATAAACCATTCTGTTCATCAAATGCTCCTATTCTAACAGTTGATCCATGCCAATACTTTAATAATATTTTACAATCTTGACCTAATTCTGCTGTGACTGTGGTCAGTACAACTGCATTTCTAACTTTGAAACTTCGCGCATCTACAACAGTCTCCACAGTATATTCTTGATTATATTCAAAACTTACGCATCCGATAACCTCGATCACAGCTCCTGCTTGTAGTCCATGATCTGTATCATCCAGCGTGATTGTGATCACACTGTTGATAGCTGTACCATTGGCAGTGGCTGATGCTAGATTGTAGCTGGGAGCGAACAAGCCACCAGTGGTGTACATTATGCCTTTTCCTGATTGATATCTCACATACTTCTTACTTTGACGTATGGCTTGTGCGCCATGACTTGGATTACCTGTGCCCAATTGAACGCCACCGTCAAATGGTCTGTGTACAAAAAATGAATCTGGTCTTGCATACACCACACCGGTAATGGATGCTGAAGTCACGTCCACAGTGCCAGTGGATCTAGCTGTAAATCTTATAGAGTTAGTTGATGGTACTGCTGATATCACGTGTGGACCAGTTCCTAGTTGATGATTAGCAGAAGTCAAGTTTATTTCAATTGCATTCGTTGAGTTATCAACCAATATAAATCTTCCAAAGCCTTGTCCTGTGTAAAAGGTATATGTTAAATTTCTATAAGTTGCATTTAAAGATAGAGTTCTTGAGGTAAATGATCCTGTGGTAGCATCGAAAGAGGTAAGCACTTCGTCCGTGCCTGATGCTACTATTAAAAATACGTCATCACCAAATTCAACGTCAACCCAGTTTGAACCAGCTGGCAGTGAGACAGATGTCCATGTGACTCCGCTGGTGGATAAAGCAGCAGTGCTGGATCCAGTTGCCACCACAAAAAATCTATTGTTGCCAAAAGCAATGCCGCTCCATGTGGCCGATGCTGGCAGTGCTCCGCCCGAAATCCAGTTCAAACCATTGTCCACTGAATACGCATTTGTAGTACCACCCGATGCAATAGCAACAAAATACACACTGGTTCCTACCAATCCATTTGTAATTTTGGTCCATGAAGTGCTGCTTGGCAAAGTGCCGCCTGCCGTCCAAGTGATACCATCTGTTGAATAAGCAGAGACGTTAGAACCACTGGCAATCGCCACAAAATATCCATTGCCAAAAGACACATCAATCCAGTTGGCAGAACTAGGCAGTGTGCTGGCTGTCCATGTTGCACCACTATCATTTGAATAGGCAGCAGCGTTAGAACCAGATGTAGCAATAACCACGAATCTGTCTGTACCACTCACTGTGCCTGCTGTGATTGCAGACCACGTGGCACTGCTGGGCAACGCACCTCCAGCTGACCATGTCTGTCCTGTGGTGGATACTTGAGTAGCAGTTGCTCCTTGTCTTACTGCTACAAATTTTCCGTTGAAACCTTTGACTGACCAGTTACCTGAACCTGTAAGAGTTCTAGTGGTAGAACTTAACGCAGGTGCTGGTGCAGAAGTCACTTGGGATAATATGGTAGTGCCTGGAATCAATCCATGTGCTGATGTAAAATCCACTTGAAAAGTAGCAATTGCGCCCACGTTTAAAAATACTCCAGCTGCTATGCCTGCAGTAAGAGCATCACTGAGACCTAATGTGCTGTACACAGTTAGTGTGTCCCCTGTAATTGGAGTGCCTGATATTGTCTGCCCTGTAATTGCTCCAGAGCCACTGATGGAAGTGATTAAAATTGTGGCATCATTGGCAGATGATAGTCCATCTAAAACTGTGCCAAGCACAGTCAATCTGTTGCCTATTTCAAAGTTTGAACCTGGTGGAGACACCGCAACAGTATAAACTCCATTTGTTCTGGTCACATTAAATTGAGCACCAGTGCCTGCGTGTGCAATATTGCTAGGCACCACAGCCACATAGCTTGCATCTCCTGTAACTCCAATTGGGCTTCCAGTAATTGTAAATGTTGCAATTTCTCCACTGCCACCTACAGTGTCCACAGTCAACACTATATCATTTGCAGGTGAACTGCCACCTAAATCAGAGCCCGCAATAGTCAATGAGTCTGCCACAGTATATCCTGTGCCAGCATTAGCAAGAGCAACGCTGTAAGCTCCTGTGCCTCCTGTGCGTACCACATTGAATGCTCCAGATGCTCCAGTGCCTCCTGTGGCCACCACAGCACTGTATGTGGCTCCTCCTGTGATTGAAGAGCCTGTGAATGTAAAAGCAGATATCGCTGATCCAGCCACCGCTGTAATCAGTATGGTAATATCATTAGCAGGAGTAGCTCCTCCTAAATCAGTACCAACTATTTTAATTTTGTCGCCTTGGAAATAGTCACTGCCAGGCGTATTAAGAGTTACTACAGTGTATGTGCCAGCTGAACGAGATACATCAAATGTTGATCCCGAACCTGCTGGAGCTATCAATGTGCCATTAACACTGTTGTTGGTGTGATCCCTGCCTTTGTATGCTGATCCTAATGTGCCGGTCATGGTCAAAGTTTGACCAACTATGGTAGCAACTGTGTTAGCAATGCCTGAAGAACTGATAGCCATACCATTTAGAATGCCAGTGGTGTCCACAACATCTATGTTGGTGTCTGTAGACAAGGCATTAGAAAGCGTGATAGCATTGATTGTACCAGTGCCAATTAATCCTGCTATTGAAGTTCCAGCTGCAATAGAAGCAGATCCAGTCACAGGTGATCCTACCACTGGAGCTGATCCAGTGTAAATAATTGAAGTGGCCCCGCTGGCTGCTGCGAAAGCCAACTGTATGCTGATAGCAGTACCATTACTGAACAATGAAAAGCTGGGTTGACCAATGGTGGCTCCTGTGAAAAAAGCTGCTGCTCGAATTTGTGCAAATGAAGTGAAAAGACTTTGACCCTCTGCAGTGCCAACTCTAGCGCTGGCAAAATATGTAAAGCTCACTGCACTGGGAGTGCTGAACACAATGAACGCGCCTTCGGCTCTAGCGAATCCTGACACTGTTGTATTCAAACCTTTCACAGTAATTGGATAACCTTTTTCTATACCGTGAGTACCATTTGTGGTCACAGTGATCAACGAACTACCAAAGGCTCCAGTATTGATAGACGCGTCAGTAGTTATGGCTGAGATAGATAGATCACTTCCAGGAATTTCATACACAGAAGGATACATTCTAATAAGTCCTAAGGCCTGCCATTTGGTAGGTTGAAGACCATATTCGAAGTCAGCATCCAACATGGCCTGAGGAGCGGCCACACGCATTCTTTCGATTGCGTCCGTGCCAAAGTCCCAAGGTCTTATTTCTTGGCTAGATTGTTCTACAAATATTTGAATACTAGCACTGCTGGTTAAGTTGCTGGTGTCAGCACTTAGATCTATTGTAGTAATTGCATCAGATTTTTGAGCCCAGGTTCTGAAATCTACATCACTTAATAAATTACCATCTCCACTGCTGCGTCCTTGTTTCAAACTGATAGATATAGAATTTGCAGGGTCAGCAAAACTGTACAATATTTCTGAATTGTCAGTGTCAGTGATCAATAGTATATCTGAAACGTCAAATTGTCCTATTATTCTAATAGAACTTACGCCAGGAATTTTGGCAGGCATGGCTGGAATACCTGAAGTAATCACGGTTCTAAATATGTTCCATAAAGTGGTATTTTGTGCGGCTGCATCACTTTCCGCATTAATATTTGCATCTATCACCTGAGGTGTGGTGTTGCCATATGTGACTGGATTCTGAATATTTTCAAAAATATAATCATTAATAATATCTCGTAGATAGGCTTGACCAGTGGTTTCTGGTGTGACATCTCCTCTGATCTGAGGTTCACCATCAATCCAAAAATAATCTGCTACCTGTCTGCTTTTGACATTGCCACCATATTTCACATCGTGAACAACTGCATCTATAAAAAATCCCACATCTCGTGTGCATTTTTGCGAAGCGTAAGTGTATCCTGTGTATGCTGATGTGATTGTGCCTGCCACAGTCTGTGAACCTGTGGTAGCACTTGAAAAACTTACTGATGTTGTGGTGCAAGCAGTCACAGTCTTTGTGCCATTGTATCCTACAGGTGTGACTCCAGCCACAGTGATAGTCTGACCCACAATGTATGGAGGATATGCTTTGGTAGCAAAAGTGAGAGTGGCAGTGACACCATTGCCAGCGGCTGCTGTGGTAGTGATAGTTCCCACTGATATGCTGAAATCTATGAATTTTACTACTTGATTTTGTAAATGACTTTTGTTCAATAATAACAGTTGAGCTGCAAAAGGATATAGGCCATCATCCTTGCTGATACCAGGTTCAAACACATAATTTTTAATTTGCTTTTTAGCCATTTTATTTTCTGTTGATGTAAGACATTATATTTACCTATGCTCCAAAAGCCACAGCTAATGCTATGGCAGTTCTGTCCACGTAGTCTTTACGTGTAATATTTGAAGCCACAGTAGGCGCATTAGTCACTGTAGCACTGACAAAGGCTGCTGTGCTGGGTGTGGTCGCTCCTATGGTGGTGTTATTGATTGTGGTATTTTGCACAGGCACATTTGATCCTGTGGCATCAATTCTTCCAACCTCGGTGCTCTGTCCTTGTGTTTTAAAAATCACATCACCCAATGGTTCAATTTCTAAATTAGACACAGTGCTGCCATCATCTACTGAAGCAATGAATGATGTGATCAGATTGGCATTGGTTTGTATGTTACCATAGGTTAGATTGGAGCCAAAAGTTGTTACATTGGTGCCCACAGTTAGAGCAGTGCCGATGTTCGCTTGTTGACCAACTATTATATTTTTTTGTATGCCCACACCACCAATGATTGCTAATGCTGCTCCTGACTCTGAAGCTGCTGTGTCATTCACAATGGTAGTGAGATTCAAAGTGCTGTTTGAATCCACCTGAAGAGTGTCTTGTAATACAGTGGGTCCGGCCACTGTTAAAGATGTGGTTGAAATATCCACAGCCGTAACAAATGTAGAGCTGGTAACACTGTTGGCTATCAGTTGACCTGTGGGAGATACACTAAAACCTAGGCTTTCAAAGCCATATTGCGAAATAAAAGGGTTATTAATCACGGGCATAATTTTGCTCTAATAGTATTTGTATTTGTATTTATCTAGGGTAGTCTTTAAGTGGTGACTGGATTAAGAGTTTCAAAATATGTGGCTTGAAACGTTATTTTAGAATCATTGTACGCACTGCTGCTGGCGCTGGCTAGCAATTGTATGTTGGTGTAGTTAACCACAGCATTTAGATTAATCAACTCATTGCCTAAATTAGCACGGCCATATATTGTAACTGTGGCTGTTTCAGGGCCGCCTACAACAAGACATCTAATAATTTCCTTGTTCGCTGTGTTGAAATCTACAAATATGGTGTATTCAGCAGCTGACACTGAAGTGAAAGGCCATTTATCTATCACTGTGTTGTCGCGAATAGCTGTAAAATTAGTGCCCACTGAAAAGTTCAATCCGTTCTTTAATAAAAGAGTGTTTCTTGGACCTTTTCCAAACAATTGACTTACATCAAACATATGTTGTATTTATTGATAAAAATTTACTTTTTATTCTTTTTGTAGCCGTGTTTAATAAAACTATTTACAGATTGTACTATCTTTGTTTCTATTTCTTTATCCATATTCATTGCATTTTCATTGGCTCTGTCCACAGTTTCATCTATGGTTATTCTTAATGGACTGTAGATTCTTTTTTCTGCATTCATATTGATGCAGTGAAATTTAGGACTATCAGGATATGACACATTGATTGGATAGGTAGACCCTAGCACTACCGTGGCTGTTTTTTCAAAAGCATGTGCAATATGTTGTCCAAGACTGTCGCATCCTAAAAAATGATCGCACTGTTTAATAACAGAAGCCCAGACTCTTACATGTACTCCTTGTGGATTGGCCACTGGAAAATTTATCTGATATTTGGAAAAATCTATTGGCGACTCTGTCATAATAATCATAGCATAGGTTTTTCCGAGTTGTCTTATTAGACTAATTGTATTATCAATTTCAAAACTTCTACCACTAATGTCTATGAAATTATCATCTTGATTCTTGCTCATTCTTCCAAATGGTTGAAACACTATAACTTTTTCTTTGCCTGTTTTTTCCTTAACTTCTTTGATCATTTGACGTGCAAATATTAATTCTTCTTTATTAAGAAATATTTGTGGTAATTCTAATTTTCGTATTCCTTTGTTGTTAATTTCTATATCGTATGCCTGCCCAATGCTGCATTTTTGATTGTAATATTCCCATACTCTGTATGGTTCTGGGCTAAGAATTTTCCTTGTCAACAGTAGATCTTGAAACAAATTTTTATGCCAAACATCATATGCTCGTGCATGTAGTAGTGGATGTCCTTTGTAGAAATCTGTGCCACCTTCGCACACAATTATAAAATCATCTTTAGTATTTTCTTTTGCATATGTATCTAACGCTGATACTGAAGATAATGTTCTACCTGCTCCACCATTTATAAAAAAAGCACTGTGCATTTTAGTTAGGAACGTATATTAGTTTCTTGTGTTCGGGAAGATATAGATATTCTATTTTAGAATTAATCAAGGTTCGCACAGCATCTTCTAGTGTTTCAACTAATGGTTCTCCGCCCAGATTGAATGAAGTATTGAATATGATCGGCACTTGAGTTTTTTTATAAAAAGCATTAATAAGATTATGATAGTGTAGATTTTGTTTTTGCGTGATAGTTTGTATTCTACACGTACCATCCACATGTATAATGCTAGGTATCTGTTCAGCTTTGCCTGGTTTACAATCCACGGCATACATCATAAATGGACTATCTTTCATACCTCGTAAATCAAACCATTCATGCACGTGTTCTTGCAGTATTGTGCCTGCAAATGGTCGGAAGTATTCTCTTTTCTTCACCACATTTACAAAATCTTTGCCGTCAGCGAATCTTGGATCAAACAATAATGATCTATTACCTAAAGCTCTAGGGCCATTTTCAGATCTACCTTGAAACAGTGCCACAATATTTTTGCCGATTATCAAATCTATTACGTCAGAATCTTGTGCGTCTTTTAGAATTACTTTTTGATTATCACACATAGATTGTATATGAGCTATTGAATAATGCCTATCAGGCCCCAAATAAAGAGTATTGTGTGCTACAATGTTTTTGTTAGGTAATATTTGATGATAGAACAAAAGTGCTGCCCCGATTGCTGTGCCTGCGTCATTACTGATCGGCTCCACATATAAATCAATTTGATCTTTTTGCAAAAATTCTAAGTAAGAATAATTTGCCACACAATTTAATCCATAGCCCCCTGATAACACTACTTTTTTCTTACCCGTCATTTGAACAGCTCTGTATATTAGTTTTAAAACCTGTGTTTGTGTCTCCAATTGACAATGATAAGCCATGTCTCTGCGATTTTGTAATTTTGTGACGTCATCAAATTCTTTATCTGTGGGGTCTTCTAAGAATTCGAACATTTGTGAATTCACTAGTGCAGCATTAGGATATGTGGGTAATATTAAATTTCTATTTGATAATTCAGCTTTGGAGTTGCTTTCAAACAAAGGAGGAATGTTTGGATTTTTTTTACCATAAGGAAAAAGTCCCATAGTTTTTCCTGCTTCAATAGGCATAAAGCCACAGTACTGAGTAACTGCCTCATAAACTTTCACTATGCCTGCTCTGTCAGAAAAAACAGCTTCGTGGGTTTTGCCTGGTTCATCTGTAATTTCAGAAGGAAAGTTACGAAATACTGCGCCCATTACAGGTTCCTTGGTGCCGTAATGTTTGTATAATGAAACAAAATTAGCAGGATAATCACATCCAATAATTGATTCAACTTCCCACACAGTGGTTGGCCCTTGCCTACTGTTGTTAATACCCAAAAATGTTCCCGCACCATCAACTATAACACTGACTGCACTATCAAAACCACTGCGATAGAAAGCACAGGCAGCATGAAGTTTATGATGTATGTGACTTAAATCAATTACCTGTGGGTGATTCATCACGTCTGCTTGTCTATCAATCAATCCAAGTTTGCGAGCTAGACCTGTGTACACATCATCACCGGTAAAATCTACTCTACCTGCTGTATCTTTAATTTTTTGTGTGTGTGCTATGATCAAATAATCAATTTTGTCAGTGTATTTTAAAATTTCTATCATTGAAGCATAAGGACCTCCATCATATTTGTGTCTGCTGAGTCTTTCTTCTTCCACGCTAAAAATAATGTTGCCATCTTTCAAAAGGCAAACACCAGCATTATGTCCTCTAGTGATGGCGGCTATATATCCAGTAGTTTTACTTGTCATCCTTATTTCTCCTCATCACTTCATTAATCATCCAATTTTCAATTTCTTCATTCATGCTCATTATTAATTCATTTTTCCTCATTATTCTTTCATCCATAGTGATGCGTATTGGATCATATTCTCTATCTAGCTCACCCATGTCACACACTCTAAAATATGTGCAATCGGGATAGCTGGTATTAATTGGAAAAGTAGGGCCTAAAATAACTGTGCTTGGTATTTCCATGCAGTAGGCAAGATGTTGTCCCACGCTGTCACAGCCAAAGAAATGATCAGAATGTTTGATAACTGAAGCCCATTGTCGCAAATTTAATCTTTCAGGCGCAGCTACCTCATCTGTGTATTTTTCACCAGTAAAATCCATGCCAAATTCTGCCATGATTATTACTGCAAATTTTTCTGCTTGCAATTTTCTTATCAAACTTTTAGTATTTCTATATTCTATACTTCTGCCGGTTTTGTCCACGAAACTGCCATCAATGTGTTCTATACCTCGGCCAAATGGTTGAAACACAATCACTTTGTTGTGTTTAATTTTAGTTTTTATTTGTTCAACAATTTTTTTTCCTTGTAAAATTTCTTCTTTACTCAAAATAATTGTTGGTTTTGAAAGTTTTCTTATGCCTTTGTTGTTTATTAAAATATCGAATGCTTGGCTTAAATTGCATTTTTGATTGTAGTATTCCCATACTCTGTATGGCTCTAGGCTCACAACATCTTTACTTTGTAACTTTGTGTGAAATAAATTTTTATGAAATATGTCATATGTTTTTGCATCTAATACTGGATGACCTTTCAATATGTCAACTGCACCTTCACACACAACTAAAAAGTCTTTATCTCCTGATTCTTCATGATATTTTTCCAGTGCAGGAATAGCACATAAGATTCTACCAATACCACCATTCAAAAAAAATGCTTTGGATCTAACCATATTGTAAATTGATACAAATAGTTAGTTCTTGAATATAAAAATGAATTTATTCTTGATTAATATACAGGTACTTGATGTTTGAAAGGAATTTTCCAATGCTTTACATTGGCATATTTGGTTGGCACTGCTTTTAACCATGCAACATATTCTTGCAGCTTTATTTTATCTTCTGCTGAAATTAAATCTGCCTTTTCAACGAAAGCCTTTTCGATTGCATTGATTTGCACCACTAAACTTGCTAGGAAACTTTCTCTGCTTAATATGTGCACTCTAAATCCTGGTCTTATCCACGCACCATTTTTGAATTTCATATCAATGTGAAGATATTGCTGACCTATCATACCATTGTTGTCGTCCCAACCGTATGTAAAAGTCTCTGGCTTACCATCCTCATCGACTGTGCCAATATCTTCAGAATAATCTTCTACTTTGCCTGTGTCATAATAACCAGATATGTAAGCAGCTTCAAATGTGTGCACAGTGGCATCAATTTTTTCATACAATTTGCCTGGTTCTTTAGGATAGCTTGTGAATTTGTCCATTTCAACTAAAGAATCTGTGCCAAACACTGTATTTTCTACCACGCCAGTTGACTGATCTACTTTCACTAAAAGATATCTTGGTCCTGTGTATGTGGCAGTGTAGGTTTTGTTTAGTGCAGTGGTGCCTACGTAAGGCTCATCTGTCAACGGGATTTGAAAAGTCTTCTTAATCATAGTTATATATTATATTTATGTTTATTTATCATAAAACTACTAGCTCTCCACAAATCTGATACGCATGCCACCCCAACCACCTCTTATGCCGTGATCTCTAACATCTGGGCAGGGTTGTGGAGGCAATCCACCTGCTCCGATTGGTAGGTATGGTGAACAACCTTGCATTTCATAACATCCGCAGGATCTATCTGATCTCCAACAATAACTGTTAAACGAACCCCTTGTAGGCTGTTTATTGATACCTGCCAATGATGAAAAATAAGCTGGCAATTGACTGCCTGACATACCACTAGTGTGTATTCCACCGTCAGTGGTATTGAAAGTGATACGTGCACCGGAGTCTGCAAACATATATGATGGAATTGGTGCATGATGATAGAACTGACATGGACAAGTTGGATAACATCCTAAGAAGGAACTACATCCTATAATGCCGCAACAGTTGATGTCACCACCATAGGCCAGTCCTTCCCAAGCTCCATTACATTGATTGCAAATGATACCGCAGTGATCGTTGATGGGACCTGTGCCACAAAATCCATTGGCATAAAAACAACACCACATGCTGGTGCTGGTGCTGCAAAAAGATATTCCACCCTTGCCGCCTCTAGCACACATACAACCATTGGAATCGGTGCTGGTCCAACATACTGTGCTGGGATCACCGCAACCTTGAAAACACAATGAGTGTGCATAAGGTGGGAAACCCACGCAACCACACACATAATTTGTCGTGGTCACTAGAAATGATTTTCTTGCATAACCACCTGCATTACCGGGAATTCCTCCTCCGCAACAACACATACGTGCTCCTGGTCCACCTGCTCCCCAAATTTCTAAATGCACACAGCCACTGGCTGGTGGTTTCCAACAAAATCCATTGCAGTATTGTGTGTACATGGTGCCTGGACAAAAGGCATAAATTACGCCGGTCTCTAAATTATTTTCAGTAACACTGTACTGTACTCTAGATGATATAATACTTTTTAATCCTGGCATTAGTTTAACCCCAATAATCCTGTTCCAATGTATTTAATTCTAATAATACCGTGTCCTCCACGATAAGCATGGTCTCTCACATCTGGACAAGGATGCGGTGGTGGACCACCATGTCCTGGAGGTGAAAAAGTTATACAACCATTCATGTTGTAACATCCGCAATATCTATTACCAGTCCAACAGGCAGTGTAGTGTCCTCCATGTGTGGGGTTTCGTGCTGCCAACCCTAATGTGTGAATGTAACCATACATGGAACCGCCGCTCCAGTTGTACATTCCGTTGTCTGTGTCATTGGTATATGTGATCCATGCACCGCAATCTGCATACTGTTTAGGTGGAGTTCTCATGTGATACCAGAATGCACAAGGGCATGATGGATAACAGCCAAAGAAACTTACACAGCTGAATCCGCCTGCCATGTTGCAGGTTCCTCCATATGATTGTGCTTGATGGATAGCACAACCTGGTCCTCTATAGTTGCACACAATTGCGCAGTTGTCTCCAGCACATCTTGTGTGACAAAAACCGTTTGCTGCATAACAACAGTAGGCAGATGTAGAAGTTGAACAGTAGCTAAATCCACCTTGACCACCTTCTGCACACATACAACCGTTGGTACCATTGCCTTGCCAACATATTCCTGTTGATTCTGATCTGCCTCTGTAACATAAATCGTCTGAGTTTCCGCAACTGATACCTACGTTGCCAAATATACAACAACCAATTGTGACGTTCAATGTTCTGCTGGAGTATGCTCCAGGATTTCCTGGTAGTCCATATCCACAACAACACATCTTAGCTCCAGATCCACCTGCACCCCAAATCTCTACCAGTGCTGTGCCTGTGCCTGGCGAAATCCAACACACACCGCAACAAAAGTTGGTGCCTACTGTTGTGCCAGGATTGTATGCCCAGATTCTGCCTTCTTCAGTGTTTTGTTCCAATCCTTGAAATTGAAAACTTAATCTTTGTGTTTCTAAATATGTTCTTAAACTTGGCATATCATTAACCCGCTATAAATTTAATTCTGATTGCACCATTACCACCTCTGCTGGCGTGATCTCTCACTCCTGGACATGGATGTGGTCCTGGTGATGGGAATCCTGGTGGAAACAACATTTGACAACCTTCATTTTCATAACAACCACAGTTGCCGCTAAAGCCCCAACAGGTTGCAAATTGCACGCCCATCTGAGGCCATCTGCTGGCCGCTGACAGTGCATTAACATATTGTCCTCTGCCTTGTCCCGACCAATTGGCAAAACCATTGCCGTCATCTGAGTTGTAACTTACTATTACGCCAGACTTGGCAAAATATCCTGGAGGACCTTGCATGTGAAAATGTGTGGAACACGGACATGAACTGCCGCTTGCTCCTAAAAAACTTACGCAACTGAAACCTGCATTACAATTTACTACTCCTCCATATGCCTGAGCACACCAACCACCAGAACAACATTTGTTGCAGACTATGCCACAACTGCCGTTGACTCCTAATGTAGAATAAAATCCGCCTGATAAAAAACAACAGTATGCATTGGTTCCTGTAGAACAATAAGAAATTCCTCCTCTGCCGCCTTGAGCACACATACAACTTTGTCCTGCAGATGTACCATTAGGATAAATTGTAACTCCTGTGGGATCGCTGCAACCTCTAAAACAGAGTGCAGAAGAGTTGTTGCAGGCCATACCTACTTGTCCACAGATGTAACCGCAACATGTTAGACTGACTGTGTTTCTTGAATACGCTCCGGGATTTCCTGGAGTGCCAAATCCACAACAGCACATTTGTGCTCCAGATCCACCTGCTCCCCATATTTCTATAATTGCTGTGCCTGGCTGACAAGGTTTGAAACAGATGCCATGATAAAATGCATCGAAGTTTGGACCTGGTTGATACATGAAGATTCGACCTGACTCTATATTCGTTTCCACAATCTGTGGGAACGTTGGATTTTTGGTCGGTATCAATGTTGATAAAGCCGGCATAATTTTTTTTCCTTGTTAACTTTGATATAGCTAGTGTTATACTGCGCCCACTACCCAACCATAAGTTGCTCCGGTGTAAATCAATGTGATGATTGCACCATTCAAGTCAATTGTTAGATTATCAGCCGCCCCATTTATCAAACTGCCATTTCGTGCCACAGTAATGTTGTTACTTGCTGAAGACGCACCAATGTCAATAATTTGGATGTTGTCTCCTTCAACTAAACTGGCAGTGGCTGGCAACGTGATGGTAAAAGCACCACCAGCTGAGCTAGCTAATATTCTATCATTGACCAAAGCACTATAGGTTGTGGTTACTGAACGATTCGTAACACCTGCTGTACCGGTTGTAGATATATATCTTCCCATGTTTCAGTCCTTGTTTGTACTATATTTATGCTAATCTAGTAGTTTTACAGTGTTGATGTTTCAATACCATAAACCACGCAACTAGCTGTTGATCCCGACGCATATGCCACTATTTTTTGTGCAGCTGATAATACCAAACCAGTTCTTTCTAGAACTCCCTTGGGATTTACTTCCACATCATACTCAATGTATTCACCATTTAGTGGTGTCGCTGCATCAGCGATAGCCAATCTAAATGCTTGCATAGCATTGCCTCTGTTTAAGAAGTTAACAGCCACAACAGCAAAAGTGTCTGCTGGACAGGTGTACACCGTTGTGAGTGTGCCTGCTGCCAGAGCGCTTGAACCTAATCTTCCTGTTGCCATTTTTTTCTCCTTTTATTTTTATCCTTGTAAGAAGTAGCCCATGGACAATGGACCACCTGTTACGCCCCTTGTGAAATTCACAGGAGCACCAAAATTTATTGTCACTCCAGTGGTGGTTTCAATTGTAGAAGCATATATGGTGATCAGACCAGCCGTGATCTGGTTCACATTCAAGCTGCTGGCTCCACCACCAATTTGACTTGCTATATATGTTCTAATGGCTCTCTGAGTAGGCACTATTTGGTCGCTGTTAGCCGCCATTGTACCATCTGTAGAGAACTCATTGATTGAAGCACTGGTACCACCTAGTACTAGTTCTCCCAACTGAAGTTCTTGTAGTCCTGAAATATTAAATGCGTCTGCATTTAGTGTGGCCACACCTGTGCTCTGCTCTACAGAGAACAGATCGCCAACTCTAAAATTACCATCCTGGTCAGTGGAAGTAAAGAAAACTCTACCACCACCATTTTCCACAGTTTCATTTGCGGATATAGGATTTTGTGTAGGCAATCCTGGATAATTGGTTTCTGAAAAATTACCTGTGCCTATGTCTAAGAAATCGTGTCCTGTTAGACGTATCTGTGAATATCTTCTTCTAATTGTGACTGTATCACCATGTGCTGGAGATTCACTTACTCTTAATTCTGGACTTATTTGCAACAGTGCTGTGAAAGGATATTGACTTCCTAAGAAATTTTGAACACTTACTAATTTGTAATACTCACCAGCCACACTGGCAAATTCTACGTTAGAACCTGCTATTGGTATTTCAGTTAGACCTTCCACTTGAATATATTTTCCAGACTGTAGTGCATCTCTATAACCACCAAAAGTGGTCACAGTGCCTGCTGATGCAGTATAAGTGCCGTATGTGGTTGAGTTGACAGGAATTGATAATGCTTCATCAATGTATAGACTGAAAGTGGTTGCTGACAACACTGAGATGTAATACCATACACCTGTGTTCAATTCAAAAATACCTGCCACATTGTCAAATTGCACTTTGTTGCCTGTGGTAAATGTGTGTGCTGTTGACGTGGTCACCACTGCAGGATTAGCATTGGTTACACCACTCACTGTTTTTTGAATGCCATTGTCAGTGATTGTGGTGGCTGCTGTAACAAAAGCTAGACCTCTATTTGTAAAAGTAGGTTGTGCTAATACTCCGTTGCCGATAAAAACATTTAATGGTGCTTCTACAGTGTTGCTTGGATCCACTATGGTTACAGTCGGTGCAGTCACGTAGCCTGATCCAGGATTTATGATTCTAATTGAACTAATTTTGTTTGTGGTCACTATTGCTCTTGCCACTGCGGTATCACCTGTGGGCGAAGCACTGACAACCAGTCTAGGCACATATTCATATGTAGTGGTGCCATCCAGCAATGCTTCTGTGCCTTGCACAATCATGCTGCCCACATAGCTCGCCACTGTCAGTGTGAGGTTGTTGGCCGGAGTAGCGCCACCCAAACTGGCTCCTGGAATGGTGATAGTGTCGCCTACCACATAACCGGAACCCTCTGTGGTCACTGTGACAGTGGTATTGGCTGAAGAGTATGAAGTGAGTGCGCCTGTTTTTTGTATAGTAAATATGGCTCCTGTGCCTGTGCCGCTGGTGGCCGATTGAGATACTGCTGTGTAGGTAGCTGCGCCCACTATGCTGGTACCGCTGACTGAGAATGTGGTTTCTGTGGTGAGTGCACCTGTGCCTGCTGTGGACAATGCCACTGCAGCTCCACCTGAAGTGGTACTGACTCTAAATTGTGTTGCTGTAAGTCCTGAAGCTATCACATAATACTGTGTGTATGGACTCAAGCCTCCAAAAGTTCTTCCTTCAAATTGCACCGCTAAACCTGCATACAGAGCTGATGTGCTTGCGCATGTGAGTAGGTTGGTGCCAGTAGTGGTGGCAGTCACAGTGGTCTTCACCAAATGATCGTATCCAGCTTTGTGTAGATACATGGTGCCTGTATCATCGGCAGTGATGTCAAAAGTTGAACCTCCTGGCGAAGTAGAAATACTAAAAGTTGTGGCACTTGCTATGGTTTTAATATAATAAATGGTGACGTTTGTTGGCGTTGTGACCACACCTCCAAAAGATGTACCGCTGAACATGATAGGCATGTTCAATTGCAGACTGGTTGTGGAAGATGTAGTGAATAAGTCTGATGAAGCTGTGGCAATGGTCACAGTTAAATTTGTAAAAGATGGCACTGCAACTTTAGCTAATTTTGTGCCAGCATTATATCCTACGACATATGCATACTGTCCAGCTCCTAAACCTTCTTTTATCCATAGTGCCATACCTGGCAATTGTGAAGCTAATGAAGTATCAGTGTTGGATATTGTAATTGTTTTGTCTGTGCCGGTCTGTGCCACATTGGTGTTGGATTGATATCCGTCTCCTCCAAAATCACTTTCAGGAGATACCACAGTTTCATCCAATCTGATCTGATAAACAGATCCGTTCTTTACAGTGGCAGTTGTGCCTGCTAATCCATATCCATCACCTGATATAGTGATTGTGGCTGAAGTGTTGTAATTTACTCCTGCGTTGCCGTATTCTAAAGCTAGTATTCTATCACCATCTGTAAATGTGTTGGCTACCACAGCATCAGTGCTATGATTGTCCACAGTGGCTTCAATTGGTGTCTCTGCTGAATCTCCACCTTCAGACACTGATCCAAAATCTCCATATGAATTATTACCATTGGTTGCACGCACTTTGCCACCATTTTCAGCAAGATATCCGATGTGGTTATAATAAGTGAATACAGAAACTAATTCAGATCTACCTAGGTTAGTTACCCAGAAGCCAATACCATCTGATAAAATCTGTGTGAAATCATTTGCAACCACAGAGTCATTGCCGCTATTGTGAAGAGCGCCGTCAACTTTTAATCCTACGCAACCTGTGCCAAATGTTGAAACGTTCTGCACATATGGTGATTTGTTTGTAATCCAAACTTCCTCATGCGCTGGTCCCCAACCTGGATCTAAAGAAACATAAGCTCCAGCTGTGGGTCTTTGTGTGCCATAGGCGTTTGCTGCGCCTAGTGTGCCAGACAATCCTTGCAATGTGCAGTTTCTTAGTCCTGTGCCGTTACGCATGTAGAACATGTCTGATAGTGTACTACCTGTCACTGAAATTTCATAATATTTGGCTGCTACGATTGATCGATAATTACCTGTGTATATCAAGTCATGCGTGATTGCATCTATGTATTCTCTAAGATCTCTTTCACAGAATGCTCTATTTGCAGCATTGAAATATGTGATAAATGCGCCTGGGTTATTTTTTCTTACATATTCTATGGATTCCTGTACTAAAAATTCTTTATTTTCAATCAATCTTAACACAGCATCTGTGTAACCCACTGCTGTCTCTGGAGTGTTGCTGCCGCTGATTGTTGGCAGAGGACTAGAACTGTCACCTATTATTTTGTAATTTATCCAGTCATATATGTCGTCAGCTATTGCCACTGCTGCATTGGCAGCTGCCACTGAACCTGTTGGAGCATTTAAATCCTGTGCGCCTGCTAGAGCCACAGTGCCAGAACCAACTGCTGTGACTGTGAATGATGCTGCCAAGCTGGAAGCACCCAATAGTCCAGCACCTATGGTCACTGTGTTGCCCACAGCATAATTAGAACCTGCATTGCTGCCTACCACTAATGAAGTTATCACGCCGCCAGCAGCTACAATAGCAGTGAATGTGGCTGATGAACCTGCACCACTGGTTGAAGTGGCCACGTCAGTATAAGTGCCTGCAGTTCTATTCACGTCCGTGGCTGGTGTGGTAAATCCTGTGATATAACCTGCTGCAGTTGGAGTAATTGCAATATTTCTTATAATGTCATCAATTATATTGCGTAATCTATCAATGCCTGCTAAAGAATAAGGTGTGTCAGCAGCAGTGGTTACAGGACCTCTTGGTCTTATGTTGGTGCTTCTCAATTCATCTCCAACAATGGCTGTGCTTTCTCTTACGCGGATAGGACAAAATTCAAAATAAATGCCTGTTTTAACAAAAATACAATTGTTAGCAATTATTTCGCTTGGTACGTCATCAATGTCACCAGCATCTATTGCATCTATGATTATGTCCATAAGGTCTTCAATAATACCTTGAGCCTGTGGTTCTTCATAAATGGCTCCATCAAATACTTGTGGTACTGTGCCTTGCAGTGCAGTGTATGTGTTGTCATTAGATATAGCTGAATCAATCACAGTTTTAGCAAATTCAATAGCAGCACTTGTTTCACTTTCTGTGCCTGGAATATATGTGCCGCTGCCAGTGTAGTAACTGATAGCTGCCAATCTTGATCTTTCATTACCGCCATGTCCCAAATCCCACAACACTGCATCAATGATCTGCCCCAAATCTCTTTGGCACTTGACTTGATCATACAGTAGTTTCACAACCATTGTGCCTGCTGCTGTGGATAGAGCCTCGGCTGTACCGCCAACAGTGAGGCTCACTTTGAATTGTGTGGCACTGAAACCACTGGCAATAATAAAATATGTGGTGGAGGTAGTGATGCCACCAAATGTGGTGCCTGTGAATTCCACTGTCATGCCCACTCTTAAATTAGCAGTGCTGTCGCAGGTAATAAGATCAGGAGCAGTTGTATTTGTACAATTGGCCTGGAATGTGTCATTAATATATTGAATGGTTTCTCTCTGAATGAATGCTTTGTTTCTCAATAATAAATTTCTTGCTGATGGATACAATGGCCCATACTCCACCTGTCTAGCTGCGTATTGTATGGTCTTCCATGGTTGAGTCAAAGTGGATCCATAATCTGGAGCAGGAAGGTCAGTGCCTGATGGAGCAACATACCAAACGTTGTTTATCTTTCCAAAATATCCCCATTCTGGTAAAGTACCTGCTGCATTTACTAAAAGTGTTTGACCAGGCAGTCCAATAGGCAATCGCACAGGCCCTGATGGACCATAAATCAAAAGATCTCCTTGTGTGGTGAGTGCTAAACTTTCAGCACCGCCCGACAACAATTGCCAGTATGTGCCTGTGTCTACTCCCACACCTGGTGGATAGTCTGGCTGAGTGATTGTGGCAGGTCCCACGTTGTTTGATGTGTGTCCTAGAATACAAATATAAGTGTTTGTGGTAATTGTTGTGCCACGCACCACATCACCTTTGTCATACAGAGTAGCATTGGCCCAATTGCCTTTCCAATATATGCCTTCATTAAGTTTGTCCCAATAGGTCACATTGGGTGGTCTGTTGCCAGTGGTATCTGTAATTGCTATGTAGGTGAATCCACCCAGGCGCACCACATCTCCAATTTTGTATGCAGTAGCGTTGTTGTAATCACCTCTAAGATTAAATCCTGTGACAAATAATTTCCAATCTGCAGGATAACTTACTGGAGCCTTGTTGATATTATTTGTTGCGGCCACATATCCATAACCACCATAAGTTACAAAATCACCTATTTGGTAATTGGTAGCTGAGTTCCAACTGTCTTCAAATTCTAAACCTGGTACAAACACTGCCCAGTTTGCCTGATCGGCAGTCAACGTTGTGGTACT